GCCGCACCACCTTGGCGCGGCAGTTCGGCTCCGGCAACCGCTCGCGGCGGTCGCGCAGGCACGGCCACGGCGCCGGACGGGTGAGCATCCAGGCAACGATGCCGAGGAAGAAGGCCGCCATGCCGAGCGTCACCACGGTGACGTAGAAGATGTCGAAGGCGCTCATGCGGCCACCTGCGAAAAACGAGCGGCGATGTTGGCCTCAGCGCGAGCGCGGGCGGCGGCGTACATCGGATGATCGGCAAAGAGAACCGCGCGGCCTTCGTCGAAGTAGTCCGACATCGAGTCGGTGTCGTTGACGTAGGAATCCGGGAGGATGCGGCCGAGCGAGCGGTCATAGTCCCGAGCGTACAGCGTGACGCAAGCGCGGCCGTCGGTGCGGTTGTCCAGGCTGTAAAACACGCGGGCCTTCTCGGCGCCGTTCGTGACGTGGTGCTTGTTGAACTTGATCATGTGTCTGTCTCCTTCTATCGCTTCCGGTGCGGCACAATCGCCGCCCGTGGAATGAATACTGGCACAGGCCGGGACAGGATACAAGCCCCCTTTGTGAATATTTTTCGGTTGACGGCCCCGGATGGACAAACTAGGCTTGTCGGCCATGAAAAAGCCCAGACCAGAGACCATAGCCCTGCTCCACGCCGTGGACATCCTCGGCGGACAGACGGCGACCGCCAAGGCGCTCGGCGTCACTCAGCAGGCAGTGCATGATTGGACGAGGCGCGGGAAAGTCCCAGCCCTCAAGGCGATAGCGCTTGAGGCCGCGAGCGGCGTCTCCAGGCACAAGCTGCGGCCGGATCTCTACCCATGACCCGGATATCGAAGGCGGCGGTCATATCGGCCATCAGGGAACTGATAGACCGCCAGACCTACGATGCCCGATGGTCGGACGCAGATCGGGAGGAGCTTTGTCGCCTGACCGGCTCGGAACTGGCCGCGGTATTCCGGCGCAGGAATGTCGCCTTCCCGAGCGACACCAGGCACCTACACGCCGCAAGGCCGGGAGAGTCGGAGCCATCTCAATGGTCGTGGCGGAACGCCCTGACCCTGTTCTATGCTCGTGACCCCGAAGCTGGCGAACTGGCGCGGCGCCGGAACAGGGACATCAAGACCCTGCGCACGGCCATCGCCGAGGAGCTGCGCACCGCGCGCGATCTCATTGGCGCGACAGCCTGCGCGGCGTGCGGCGGCGCTGACGACTTGACCGTCGATCACAAGGAACCGCCGTTCATCAACATCGCGGCAGCATTCCTCGAGGAGCGCGGTCCGCTGCGCACGCGGGAAGTGCAGGGCGCCGGGGCGTGCCTGGAGCACGAGCAATTTACGGAATGGCTGGAGTTTCACGCCAGCCGGGCCACATACCAGTTACTGTGCCGGTCGTGCAACAGCAGGAAAGGAGCGCGAGCTTGACCACCAAGACCATCACCCGGGCCGGCGACCCCGGCCCGCTCATCACCTACACCGTCTTCCCGGACGTGTGGCCCAAGGCCAAGACCGAGCACGCCGACGCGCCATGGGTCGAGCTCGTCCGCACCCTCGCCAACCCGCCCGCCTACATGTCGAAGGCGGCCTGCCCGCTGCTCTCGCTCTGCGAGTACGGCGACAACCTCTCGGACAAGGGGTACCTGCGCCACGCCGGGAACGTCGTGCGCGTCCACGGCGTCGAGGTGGACTACGACGGCGAGATGGTCACGCCGGAGGAGGGACAGGCGCGCCTACAGGCCGCCGGGCTCACCGCCGTCATCTACACCTCGGCGTCCTACACCGAGGGCGCACCACGCTGGCGCGCCATCCTGCCGCTCTCCGAGGCCGCCCTGCCGGCACAGCGCGCCACCTTCGTCGCGCGCGCCAACCGCGCCCTGGGCGGCATCGCCTCCCGCGAATCCTTTACGCTCTCGCAGTCGTTCTACTTCGGGCAGGTGCGCGGCGCACGGTACAAGTTCCTCGAGACGCACGGCCGCTGCGTCGATCAGGCCGTGGACCTCGAACCGCTCTTCCACCAGGCACAAGGCACCAACCCCAAGACCGGGCGCGATACCCGCAGCAACCAGCAGCTCCTCGAAGCATTCAACCGCGGCGAGGGCCGCTACGAGGCCATGCTCAAGCTCTCCTCCCGCTGGGCCGCGCGCGGGATGCCCTACGACGACATCGTGGCAGCCCTCGACGACCTGCTCGCCAACGGCACCAGCCTCAACGGCGACGGCATCGACCTGCGCACACGCATCGAGCCGATGGCCGCCAGCGCCGTGCGCAAGTTCGGCGGCACCGTCCCGGACGTGCGCCTGACCGCGCCCGAGCCGCCCGCAGACCTGCCAGACATGCCGCCGCCGGAAGCGTGGCAGGACACGCCGGAGGCGCAGGGCATGACCCGCAGCCACGAGCCGGATGTTGCGTCCGTAACGCCAGGCGTGACAAACGCAACGCCCGGCCGCCGCCTTATCCTGCGCGCCATCGGCGCCATCGTCGCCGAGCGGCGCGAGGCCACCTGGCTGATCCACAACGTGCTCGAGGCCAACGTGCTCGCCGTGCTCGCCGGGCCGCGCGCGAGCTTCAAGTCGTTTATCGCCCTCGACTGGGCCATGCGGATCGCCGTCGCCGGCAACCCGGTCGTCATCCTCTCGGGCGAGGGCGCAGGTCTCGGGCGGCGCGCCGAGGCATGGATGCAGGAGCACGGCAACGGGCGCACCCTCGACGAGCTGCGCCTGCTCGCCCTCGAATCGGTCGCCAACCTCAACGCCGAGGCGGACATGCAGTCCCTGCAGCAGGGCATCGACGAGGCCGGCATCCGCCCGGGGCTCATCATCGTCGACACCTTCAGCAAGTTCTCCGCCGGGCTCGATGAGAACTCGAACCAGGAGGTGGCCGAGTACCTGTCCAAGCTCACAATCGGGCTCCGTGAGCGATACAGCGCCACGGTATTGCTCGTCGCACACTCCGGCCACGGCGACAGCAAGCGCCCGCGAGGCGCGTCCGCGCTCATGGCCAACCCGGACGCCGAGTACATCGTCGAGCGGCCCGACGTTCAGGCGATGGTCGTGAACGTCACCCGCGAGCGCTTTAAGGACACCGCGAGCATGGCGCCGATTGCCTACGAGGCCACCGAGGTGGACCTGGGGCGCGCCGACAAGTACGGCGAGCGGGTCAAGTCGCTGGTCATGCGCGAGACCGCCGCAACGGGGCGCAGGGAGCGCGAGCCGATGCCGCAAGGCAAGGCACAGCGTCAGCTGCTCACGGCCCTCAGAGAACGCCAGAAGGGCTCCGACGCGGAGATGATCTGGACGCTGCCGGACCTGCGACAGATCGGCAGGGAGGCGGCGATAAGCAAGACGACCGCCCACGCGGCCGCCGAGGCGCTGGCCCTTTCGAACTTCATGACGGGCACCGTCGGGGGCTACAAACTGTCTCGGAAGGGCAACTGACTGTGGCAAAAATGAAACAGAATCAGGTACGAAAAGTACGAAAAGTACAAAATGTACCTTCTCGTCCCGTACGAACCGGGTACGAAAGGTACGAGAGTCCTTTAGGACTCGTACCTTTTGTACCGTACCCGGCCTTGGAACTTGAACCAGCCAAGACAGACACGGCCTTCGGCCGGAGAATGGTCGAGGGGCTGGGCGAGGAAGGGTTCCGGGTGGCCAAGACCCTGCAGGCTCACTTCGGCGCCAAGGTCGTTCACTACCAAGACGCCAAGGGCGAGGTCGGCACCGACCCGAGGTGGCCGGTATGACCCAACAGCGAATCAACCTCAACCACACCGGGCCGCTCGAGTGGATGGATGACCCGTTCTGGGACAAGGTTTCGACCGATGGTCGGTTCTGTATCCGCGGGCAGCGCATCGGCGACAAGGTCGAGTACGTCGTCTGGAGGATGGGGCCGAACGGCAAGGTCATCCCGCGATGGATTGGCGTGGCTGCCTCCTTCGCCGAGGCCGTCGAGCTCGCCGAGAACGATCGGGGCGGCAAGGAGCCGTCCATCAACCTGCTCTGGAAGATGGCCGATGAACAGAAGCGCCCCTAAGCTCTGCCCGATCTGTCAGACCGAGAATACCGGCGGGCTTCCCCATCGATGGCACAAGGTGGCGCACCGTAAGAAGGCCTACGGGCTCGACCGTGTGGCTGAGATGGCGCAACAGACCATCGAGGCCAACCAGGTGAGGCTCATCGTCGGCGCTGCGGTCGACGCCTCAAGGGAGCCAGACGATTGGGACCCCGGCGCTACGAGAGCGGCCTACC